TAAGTCCTCTGATGAGTCTTTGAAAATTAAGACGAAACCCCCAACAGTGCAGGGGGTCAGGACATACAAAAACAAAAGGTGGTAACTTATGACAACACAAACAATTTCAAAAGACGATGTAAGAACGAATCGCCACGAGTATATTGGTGGTTCAGACATCGCAGTTGTAATGGGAATGTCTCGTTGGAAGACCCCATTGAAACTTTGGGCAGAAAAAACACAAAAACTTCCATTGCCCGACTTATCCAACATTGAAGCAGTGCAACTTGGAACAGAATTGGAACAATTCGTTGCAGACAAGTTTGTAACAACAACAGGAAAAGCAGTAAGAATTGCACCGAAAGTTTATCAACACAAAGAATTTCCGTATATGGTTGCACACATTGATCGTCTCGTAACCGGAACAGATGAACTGCTTGAATGCAAAACGTGTTCATTCTTCAAAAAGGACGAGTGGGACGGTGAAGAAATACCACAAGAATACATTTTGCAAGTTATGTGGTATCTCGGAATAACCGGCCGTAAAGTTGGTTATATTGCAGTCCTTATTGGTGGCCAAAGTTTCAAATATAAACGCATTGAATTTGACCAAGAATTATTTGACACAATGGTTGAAGCAGCAAAAGAGTTTTGGGCTTGTGTCAAGAATGATACACCCCCACAAGTTGTTGCAGATGATGACGAAACTTTGAAAGAACTTTATGCACAGTCTTCCGACCAATATATTGAACTTTACCCGACAGACGAAAGAACAACAGAAGCAGTAAATGCACACGAAGAAAAAATTGCATATTTGCAGGAATTAAAAGCACACATTAAGTCTTTGCAGGACGAACAAAAAGAAATCGAAACACACTTAAAAGACTTAATCAAAGACAATGAGGGCATTGAATCGCCAAAATATGTTGTTACTTGGAAGACACAAAAGGGCAGCAGATTCGATTCAAAGACTTTCCAAGCAGAACACCCCGAAATTGCTGCCGAATATATGGTTGAAACATCAACAAGAGTTTTGAGAATTTCTAAAAACAAAAAAACGGAGGTGGCATAATGGTTCAGAATGCAGCAGTAATGCAATTAAAACAAAAAGCACTTGAAAATCGTGCAAAGTCAAAACCTATTGAAGAACTTATACAAAAATCTTTGAATGAACTTGGCAAAGCAGTTCCAAGCCACTTGTCAGCAGAAAGACTTGTAAGAATAGCATTGACGACAATTCGTTTGAACCCGTCATTAGCAGACTGTACAAAAGAAAGTTTCTTGGGTGCGTTGTTCCAGTCAGCACAACTCGGACTTGAACCGAATGTTGAGGGTCAAGCATACATAATTGCTTATAACAATTCAAGAAACGTAAACGGCAAATGGGTCAAAGTCAAAGAAGCACAATTTCAAATCGGTTACAAAGGATATATTGAACTTTTTTACAGACACGGAAATTCAGTTTCAATTGATATGCACACAGTTTATGAAAATGACATCTTTGAATATGAATACGGAACAGACGCAAAACTAAAACACATACCAGTATTCAAAAACAGAGGTGAAGTGGTTGCATATTACGCAGTTGCCAAAATGAAAAACGGTGGCAGTCTGTTTAAGGTTATGCCGAAAGAAGAATGTATTGCACACGGAAAAACACATTCAAAATGTTATGACGCAAAAACAGATACATTCGACAAAAATTCGCCGTGGTATAAAGACCCCGACGCAATGTGCAAAAAAACAGTTTTGATTCAACTTGTTAAGTTGCTGCCGAAGTCAATTGAACTTCAAAAAGCACTTGCAATGGACAATACAACAAAGGTTACTGTCAGACCGGATATGTTCGAAGTACAAGACGAAACAAACTGGGAAGACGAAAACACAATTACTGTCGAGTTACCACCGACAGAGGAAACGGGGGCATAATGCCCCTGCTTTCCGGCAATAGTAGGTAAGAAAAGGAAAAAGGAAAATGAACAAATTTGAACTTTTAGGACGTGTAGGAAAGGTTGACATCACTTATAAAGAAAGTGGCACTTGTTTCACACAAATTTCAATTGGTGTAACCAACGGAAAGAAAAACACAGAGGGGAAGAAGTTATATGACAATTTTTATATAACATTCTTTAACACAAAAAATTCAAACACGGCAGAAAGACTTGCAGAGGAAGTCAAAGAGGGCGACTACATCAGAGTTGAGGGGAAATTGACCGACAATGTATATACCCCACAGGGTGCAGAAAAGCCGAAGCATTCGCTTCAACTTATTGGCTGGGGTTTTTGCAAAGTCGTCTTCGATGAAGCAACAAGAAAATATGTTGACGTGAAGAAAGAAGACGGGGTTGCAAATGAGGGAAAAACAGAACAGCCAAAAGAAACGACAATTGCAGACGACGAAGAAATACCATTTTAGCCACACGCTGCCGACTGCAAAAAGGTGGACAATTTCTGCAATAAACTGTTTTGAACGTGGGTGTGTATGTAGTGGTTGTTATTATGATGACTTCTTCAAAGACAGTTCCCATAAGTGCCGAATGAAAGAAGCAGTTATTGAACTTATCAGAACATTGGGGCTACCGGACGGTGTAAGGACACAAACAATTATTCAAGAGGAAATATGAGCAAAGACCCAGCATTTTTATTTTATTCAGCAGACTTTCAAATTGGAACGGAGGATATGACCGACGCACAAGTTGGCAAATATATTCGACTTATGTGCAGACAACATCTAAAAGGACATATCACAGAAGAACATATGTTGAAGATATGTGGAACATATGACGAAGAAATCTTTGAAAAATTTGTTCAAGATGAATCGGGGTCATATTATAACGAACGGCTTGAAGAAGAAATCATCAAAAGACGGAATTATTCACAAAGCCGTGCTGCAAACAGAATGGGTAAGGCCAAAGAAGAACCGAAACCCAAAAAGCCAAGAAAGAAACCGGCAGCAAAATTTGTTCAGATACCGGAATGTGAATTTGTTTGTTTGACAGAAGACGGGCTGCAAAAAATATTTGATAAGTGGGGACGAGACAAAGCACAAAGAATGATTGAAGTGCTTGACGAATGGCTTGGCAAGTGTTCCGACACAGCAATAAAAGCACGGAACAAAGACCATTACGGATATTTTCGCAAAGACGGTTGGGTTTCAACCCGTGCAGATGAATTATTAAAAAGGGGAACGAAAGTAAATTATGGAATATAGGGACAAATTACACGAACTTGGAATAACATTGACACATAGTGGCAAACAAAGGTGTCCTGTATGTTCCGATTCAAGAAAAGACAAAAGAGACCCTTGCTTGTCTGTTACATTTTCAGATGACGCAGTGTTATATAAATGCCACAATTGCGACTTTCACGGGGCTGTATATTATCGCAGCAAGTTTGAAAACTCGCCAAAGATTTATAAGAAACCGGCACAACCAAAGAAAGTTGATAAACTTGAACCGTTGTATGAATACTTCAAGAAAAGGGGAATATCAAAAGCAATTGTTGATCGTTACGGAATTTCTTTGAACGACAAAAATGAAATAATACTTCCGTATTATAAGAACGGTGAATTGGTAAATGTAAAATACAGAACTTTTGATAAGAAGTTCAAACAAGAAAAAGACACCGAAAAAACTTTGTTCGGAATGGACTTGGTAAGGGACACGAAAACTCTTGTGTGGGTTGAGGGTGAAATGGACGTTCTTGCGTTTGCAGAACAGGGCATTGCTGCCGTGTCAATTCCACAGGGGGCAAGTGAAAAGAAACTTGAATGTATTGAAAATTGTTTTGACTTCATACAAAAGTTCGACACACACATTCTTGCCGTTGATAATGACGCAGCAGGGGACGGCTTGAAGTTGAATTTGTTGAACCGTCTTGGAAAAGAAAAATGTAAACTCGTTGAATGGAAGCAATATAAAGACGCAAACGAAGCATTACTGGGTGGGGAACAATTGCAATCATATCTTGATAATGCAAAGGACATTGCACCGGACGGGGTAATAAGTTTTTATGATTCATTCGACGAAATACACAAATATAACTTTGAAAATGACACAAACTTTTATAATTCCGGTTGGTTGAAGTTAGACAATATGCTTAAAATTCGCACCGGTTACTTAATGGTTGTGTCCGGTTATCCAAGCAGGGGAAAATCAACATTCGTTGATAACCTTTTGATGAACCTTTCAAAGCGTTACGACTTAAAACATTTGATTGCGTCATTCGAAAACACGCAGCCAAGACATTACAATACTTTTCTTGAAATGTATTATGAAAAACCACTCACACAACTTCTTGATGTTGAAACGGTTTTTGGCAAAGCGTTTGAATTTATTGCCGAACACTTTTACAGATTTGATGTGGACAGACTTTGGACGGTCGATGAAATATGCGAACGTACAGAACTGGCCGTGAAAAAATACGGGGTCAAGACTTTAACAATCGACCCATACAACAGACTTAATAATGATTTTAAGGACAGAGAAGACAAGTACATTGGTTCGATATTATCAAAACTTTGTATGCTTGCAAAGAAACTGGACATACTTGTTATCTTTGTTGCACACCCGAAGAAACCGGACGGGGAAAAAATGCCAAATATGTACAGCATTTCGGGTTCGGGTGATTGGTACAATATGGCCGACTACGGAATTATTGTACATCGTGAAAGACAAGCAGACGGGAAACTTGGGAACACCCCGACAGTGTTTGTTGAAAAGGTTAAGAACTTTTCTTTGGGCAACCCAAGTGGTGGAAGTATTGACCTATTCTACAATAGCGACAAAAGAATACTTGAAAATTGCAAAGAGGTTTACAACGGATATGGATATTAACTGGCAAGAATACGAAAGAATGAAAAGACAATTGCCGGATAATCTCACACCGGACGAATACGAGCAAGCAATAATAGCAATAATGAATGTGCTTGAAACGGAGGAACAATGGAACAATTAAATCTATTCAACCAACTCAAAGGGAAATCACAAGCAGATAAAGTCTTGTGGTATTTAGAAACACACGGACGCATAACAAATATGCAGTGCCACGAAATATTCGGGATAAGACACGCACCGTCCGTCATTCGAGATTTACGCAAGCGTTTCAAAGAACAGGGCAGCAAATATGAAATTATCAACGAAAGTAAAAAGGGTTGCAACAGGTTCGGTGAAGCAGTTTGGTGGGACGACTATGTTCTTGTAAAGAAAGAAGCATAAGGGAAGTACGATGACAGAAGCAATCAAAGAAAAGAAACTTTCAAAAAAGATTATGAATGAGGAAATCAAAAGACACCCAGTATATGTATTGAATATTCTTGGGCAATTGATTCCGGCTGCTTGGATAAAAAGCACGGACGATTACGACCATTCACAATTCAACTTGCACCACTTCATTGAATTTCAACATTATAAGAAACATTCAGACTGGTACGAAAAGCAGGGCATAAAACAAAAACTTATTCTTATAAGAATAAAGACCCACGAACAATTGCACTTCATCGCCATAAAGAACTTAACAGACGAGGAATTTGAAAAGCGTTACAGAATTTCTCGTTGGGACTTAATATACAGCAGAAAACACACAAAAAGAAAGTAGGGAAAATGGGTACACTTAATTTAACAAACGTTCAACACAATATCAATGCTATTGAATTAAATTTTAGTTACATAGCAGACACACTTCAAGACTTGGCACATTATGTTGCAGAACTGAAATGCCAAAACAATGACAATATAAAGATTTCAACACATCTTTTTCTTGTGGCTGATTATGCAGAACTTTTGGCCGAAAAAATAAATCATATGAAATTAGATATTCAAACCGAAATACAAAGGACTGTATCAAATGAAGTGGGTGCTTGAAAATCACGAGGGAACAAAGGTTTATTATTCGGCCGATGTAATCGAAAAAATAAAAGACCTTTGCGAAAAAAGGCCATTTCAAACGGTCGAAAAAATTTTGCAAGTAATCGAAAATGAGGACAAATAAATGTACAGAGTAGCAAAGAAAACAACAAAGAGAACGCAGGGGCATTGCTTGAAATGTAAGCACTGTAAGGAATTGTACGAGTTTTCGGGGGGGGGGGGCAATCGTTG